AAACCAAAAAATAGTAGATTTTCTCTTCCACAAGTTCCTCAAGTTTCACAAGTTCCTATAATTCATGAAAAGATTGTGTTTGATAAACCAAAAAATAGTAGATTTTCTCTTCCACAAGTTCCTGAAATTTCTCAAGTTTTACAAGTTCCTCAAAAGATTGTGTTTGATAAACCAAAAAATAGTAGATTTTCTCTTCCACAAGTTCCTGAAATTTCTCAAGTTTTACAAGTTCCTCAAAAGATTGTGTTTGATAAATTAAGAAATAATAAATTTTTTATTCCATATGTCGACAAGATAACTATTCTCGAAAAGATTATTTTTAGCAAATTAAATCTCAAGAAGTTAAATCTTAATAAATTTATTCCGAAACAACTAGCTATTGAAGATATTCCGAAAGATACTGATAAAGCTAGAGATGCTATTCCAAAAATAAAAATTCCGAATGTAAAATTTGTTGCTAAAAATATTCCCCCAATTCCACCTGCTCCAAGAATGGTGTCATTTAAGAATTTAATAAGAATGATAAAAACGAATTAATATACTTCTAATTTTGAATGAAACTATGTCACTAGAAGTAGTTATTGGTCCAATGTTCTCGGGCAAGTCAAGTTATGCTCTATCGTATGTACGTAGGCAACGTGCTATAGGAAAGACAATCCTTGTTATCAAACCAAATATTGATAATCGTTATACCAATGAATCAGTTATTATTACACATAATAACGAAAAGATTCCATGTATGATGTGGAATGTTAAAGACCCACTTTGTCAAATTTCAGATATTAATTATGATTGCTTTGTAGTAGAAGAGGCACAGTTCTTCATTTATCTTTATCACTTCTGTTCATATATTCTCCTTGATCAAAAGAAGAATATTCTTGTGGTAGGGCTAGATGGGTGTGCACAGCAAAAGAAGTTTGGTGAAATTTTAGATGTCATACCAATAGCAAGTTCTGTAAGAAAATTAACAGCCTTATGCTGCCAATGTAAAGATGGAACTCCTGCTCCTTATACTAAGAAAATTGAAGCAGGAGATGTTCAAGTCGATGTAGGTGGAGCAGAAAAATACGTAGCAGTTTGTCTGCGTCATCTATAAATGATTAACAAGTACTTTATTGAGTTTCTTGGAGTTGTTACTATTATATACGCGAAGCTCTTGACAGAAGCTGACCCTTCTGTAATGGCGATTGTTTACTTTGCTATGTTTACTATTGCTAAGGGAATAACAACAGGGTTTTTTACTCCAATTGGAAGCCTATCGGCATGGATGATCGGACGTGTACCGACTGAAGAATTTATGTACAATGTAATTGCTCAAGTAGCTGGAGCTATTTGCGTTGCTGTTACATTCTTACCTATAAAGACTTACATGGAGCACGTATAATTGAAGTAACAAGATGAGTCTATACGTATACGTTCCCCATGAGAATCTTCGCAGTGACATGGTATCTCATGTAAATAATCGTCGTTGGACAGATTCTGGCTTTGATCTTCCGTCGCGGGCTATGACTCTTGATTTTTCAACTAGTCGAATTGGTGTAGAAATGAAGCTTGGTGCTCACTTTGCAGCTCTTGATGACAGTGGAAATCCTGTTCCTTATCTTCTACTGGCTCGGTCATCAACATCACTGACTCCTCTTCGTATGTCAAATCAGATTGGACTAGCTGATGCCGGATACCGTGGAGAACTTATTGCACGAGTTGATTGTGTGTCTGACGATACGCAATACGTGATCGAGTCAGGACGTCGTCTTTTTCAAGTAGTTCAACACAACTGGCTTCCTTGGAAGGATATTATCTTTGTTGATAGTCTAAGTGATCTTCCGGTACCTCCTGATAGTCGTGGAGCAGGTGGGTTTGGATCTACTGGCAACTAAATCATATCTCGAATCAAAACTAATGAAATGATATCATGGATTATTGCTAACCAATAACCATTATACCAAGATGTTTTGAATCCATATACACTTACCATTGCAACTAAAACCCCACGTAGAACTGTATTTATAATTGGGTTAACGAACGGAAAGAACCAGAAGTTCATTTATAACTAGTACATACTAGAAGCGAGGTCGCCGTGAAATTTAAGCCGAAAGATTTTTTCTTGCTGAGTATTATAACAACAATATGGGTGGTGGTTTAATGCAGCTCGTCTCATATGGCGCTCAGGATGTTTACATCTCTGGCAACCCTCAGATTACGTTTTGGAAGATCCTATACAAGCGCCACACGAACTTTGCGGTGGAGTCTATTGAGGTCACGTTCAACGGTCAGGCGGACTTTAACAAGCGTGTTACGGCTATCATCAACCGTAACGCCGACCTAATGTACAAGACATATGTTCAGGTAGTTCTTCCTGAGGTTACTGTGGTAGCTCCAAGTCAGTTTTTCAAGTGGACACATTACATCGGCCACCGCCTCATCAAGCAGGTTGAGGTTGAAATCGGCGGTCAGAGAATTGATCGCCAGTATGGTGACTGGATGCAAATCTGGACACAGCTTGCAACAGAAGCCGGAACGACTCGTGCCTTAGACTCTATGATTGGTAACACGCCTGATCTATGTCTTCTAAAGAATGGTAATGGACAACCTATTAATTCTCCTTGTTCATCTAATGAGGTAACAATGTCGTGTACAGGCTTTGCTGGAACTCCCGCAAAGACGCTCTATATTCCTCTGCAGTTTTGGTTCTGCCGTAATCCTGGTGTTGCGATTCCACTTATTGCATTACAGTATCATGAAGTTCGAATCAATGTGGACTTTGAAACTCAGCCAAATTGTATTTTTACAAGTAGTCCTTCCCAAAGTTTTGGACTTACAACCCCAAATATTGGTTCACTTGCAGCTGCGTCTCTATATGTTGATTATTGCTATCTTGATACAGAGGAGCGCCGGCGTTTTGCTCAACAATCTCATGAGTATCTCATTGAGCAAGTACAGTATACTGGTGCAGAGTCGATTACATCGTCGTCAAACAAGATTCAGCTAAACTTTAATCATCCTGTTAAGGAGTTGTTTTGGGTTGTTCAGCGTGATTCATTCGTAGACTGCAGCCCTGGCGCCGGCCCTTCCTTTCTGTTTAACGGAGCTCAGCCATTTAACTACTCTGATGACTGGGACACAGCACCTCCTCTTCTTTCAAGTTTTACAGATGATGGAACTACAGATGTTCCTTCAAGAACAGTCTTTATAGGTAGCTCTAACTATCTTCTTGCTAAGGTTCTTATTGATTCAGATGTTCGTTGTGAGGGTAAAAATCCGGTTGAGGTTGCAAAGCTCCAGCTTAACGGACAAGATCGCTTTACTGAACGCGAAGGTTCGTACTTCGACAAGGTACAGCCTTACCAGCACCACAGCCGTTGCCCATCCACAGGTATCAACTGCTACTCCTTTGCGCTACGGCCCGAGGAGCACCAGCCTTCAGGCACGTGCAACTTCTCTCGTATCGACAAGGCAACGCTTCAACTCACGGTATCTATCAACACGGTTAAGGAGCAGCGCACGGCTCAGGTACGCGTATATGCACTCAACTACAACGTTCTTCGTGTAATGTCTGGCATGGGCGGTCTTGCGTATTCCAACTAAATACTTTTACTAGCAAATTAAATTAAATTAAATTAAAAAAACAAAATTGAGATAAAGTATATTGGCTCAATTATGTAACTAAATATTAGAAATGTATTTTATTCATTCTTTTCATATATAATGCTCTATCTTTAGAAAAATACGTATCATTTAAAGAATACAATTGATCGCTTTTTACATTTGGGTTATTTGCAGGATGTTCGTGTTTAATAATTATTGTATCAAAATAAACTTGTTTTCCTAAGCTTTTTGCTATGTCTGTAAACTCGTTATCACACCATAAAGATTTATATTCCGGATAGTAAATATATCCAAATCGTTGATAATATTTAGATCCACATATTACAAGTGTATTTATTCTGCTTTGGCGAAATCCATCATTAAACCAAATAACTCCATCTCCATCAGGAAAATTTTCGTACATTTTTGTCCGAATAATATCATCATATCCTTCTACGACTGGTATCATATCATCTGATCCAAGCAATAGTATATCAAATGTAGAGATATCTGGTATATCTCGATTAATAGCTGCAACTTTACCGTTTGGGTTTCCTATTTTAACTGATATACGCGGGTCTGTAAATGTATATTTTTCGGGGTTATCATCTTCATCAACAGATACGATTATATGTATATTTTCAGGACATATAGCAAAATCTAGATATCTATTAATAGTGTTTATTGCCTTTTCATGTCTGCTTCGCGTCGGAAATTTTATAAGAATCCTCGACATTATTATAATGATGTGGGAATTTATAGATAAAATCATATACATTAATCTTGATCATCGTCAAGATAGGAGAGATATTATGTCAAAGTTTTTTGAAGAAGGTCAGATCCCTCTCGAAAAGGTAGTTAGATTTTCTGCAATTAAACGTTCATATGCACCACTTGGATGTGTTGAAAGCCATACAGAAGTTCTTCGTATAGCAAAGAAGAGTGGTTGGAAAAATGTTCTTGTATTAGAAGACGATCTCGCATGGTCTAATTTTGAAGAAGGATATGCAAAACTAGAAGAATTATCAAAGCTACCAAAATGGGATGTTATTATGCTTGCAGGATGGTATGCTAAGTATGATTTTCCTAGAGTATTTGATGCATATAACGCTGGTGCATATTTGGTAAATGAACATTATATAGACAAACTTCTTAGTAATAGGTCATATTCAGTCAATAGATTATCAAACGGTATAGGGTTTGATTATAAAAATCCTAAATATTATGCAGATGCTTATTGGAATCAACTAATGGCTATAGATACTTGGTATTGTATTTATCCTTGCATATGTTATCAAGTTGATGGATTTAGTGATAATGGAAATAGAATTATTGAGTCAAGCAGAATCATAGGATTATATGATCGTAAGGTAAAAAAAGAAGTGTATAAACATTAAATGTCAAACAAGAAAACTCAACGTGTAGGATCTCGTGCAAAAGTTATGCATGGTGGAGCAGAGAAGACGGCAGGTGGTCTTCGTAAGGAAGATCTTACTTATAACAAAGCCGGACGTATTGTCTCTAAGAAGAAGCAACAAACAATGCGCAACAAAATGGGATAAAACGAATTTAGTCAAGATGACTTTAATTAATGCTAAATGGTTGGTGACTTTACAAATATCAAACGTGGAGATGAACTTGATGATGCGTATAAAGCTGTTACGAAAGCTAATGCTTGGAAATGGCTAAGTGATCCCAAGACTCCTGGAAATGGAGGCTTTGCGCTGTGTATTCATCCAATGATGTTTGAAATTCTAGGATATATGAATCATAAAAACATTCCTAATATAAATTGGATTATGCTGCAAATGGAGTTTATTGCAAAAAGTGGTTGGCAATCATATTTGGATAAAAATGGAAAATAGAAGTAATTTATGTTAAATAGTCAATGGATAAACTATTGCATTCAATCTTTCTGAAAAGCCCTGTAAATCTGTGGGATGCTTTTGAGGAAGAATGTAAGAAGTTTTATAATGAACCAGCTCACTCGTTGACAGAAATGAGAACTCGCGACAATAAAAAGATTCGCGGAGATATCTTTGAAGATTTCTGTGTAATGTATTTAACAAAAATTAAGAAATATGATAATGTATGGAGACTTCCAGATGTCCCGATAGAAGTTCTTGAAAAACTTAACATGAAACGCCAAGACTTTGGGATTGACATTATAGCAGAGAAAGATGGTCTATATTCTGCAGTGCAATGTAAGTATAAGAAACAGACAGGTCGATCTAACTGTATAACATGGAAAGCATTATCAACATTCTATGCGCTGTGTTTGCGGTGTGGTCCATTCGATGAGTATATAGTTATGACTAATGCAAATACAGTTCGCCATATGGGGAAAAGGACACCAAAAGATATATCTATTTGCTTAAAAACTCTACAAGGTATTTCCAAGGAAGAATGGACATCTATGTGTAATCTTGAAACATATGTGCTTTCCGAAACATCTTCTCCTAAAACACTTTTAGAGTTAAGAGATGCTAGAATGAAGTTCTTCGAAAGGTTTTAAACGCAGTGCATTAAACACATTAAATGCCAGAGTATATTGTCGAAGCGAAGACTGTTCAGACTGGCGCCATTCGAACACTAAAAGAAGCAATTAAATGTATCCTAGTTGAGATGAGTCTTATTTTTGACAAGGATGGTATTCGAATGGTAGCTATGGATAATACACGTACTGTTCTTGTGCATTTTCGTCTACATGCTGATAAGTTTGAGAAGTACGAATATAATCACAGCAGCCCTAAGTTTGTAATTGGTGTGAATACAGATCACCTGTATCGGATTGTTCGTACGGCTACGAATGATGACACAATTACTTTTTACGTAGACTCTTCTGATTCTAACTCGCTAGGTATTCTCCTCGAAGATGGTGATAAAAAGCAGGTAACACGTTATAAGCTAAACCTACTTGATCGCGACGAGCCAGATATTCAGCTTCCTGAGACCGAGTTTTCAACCCATATTACTATGCCTTCTCTCGATTTTCAGAAGATCTGTCGCGATATGACACTTTTGGGAGCAAAGACCGTTGACATTAAGAATATTAATTCATCTCTAACATTCTCATGTAAGGGACACTTTGCGTCACGTACTACTGTAATGGGAGACTCCGAGAATGAGTTTAGTATTCAACATAAAACAAACGATAGTATAGTTACTGGAAATTTCTCGCTACCTCTACTTGTACTCTTTACCAAATGTACCAATCTTTCTAACAATCTTGAGATTCATATGAAGAACGATTGGTTCCTCATGATTCGCTATGTGATTGCCAATCTTGGTGAAATTAAGCTATGTTTGATGCCATGTACAACGTAATAAAATATCCAATTAATCCTTCTGAAATGTCAGTCCATACGTTCTTTTCAAAAGGGTCTATGAGTTGATAAAGGATAAATAATACAAGTACTGGAAAATATATACCCCCTATCATTCCAAATACTACATGCCAGAATGAATTCCAGCCATCCGCAAACAGATCTCTCATTATAGTTTCACATCATAATACTCATGAATATATAGCGATATCTTTCCAATTACTTCAAGAAAAAAGCATCCTACTCCGATTGTTTCGGCTAGCAAAAAATATAGTGTACACTCTTCTGGATTTAAAGTTGTAGTATCACGTATAATTGTATAGAAAGGCGGTTCATTATGCGTTAGAGACATTTCTGCTACGAAGACAACACATACTTGAAGAAATATATGTTGAATCCATATAGTAAACATTGAAATAAATACTATAAATTGAAACCAAAATGACGGATAAATTGTATGGGATATCAATATACATATAAAAATTGTTATACAAACCATCACATGCCATATTCCTAATATGTAACCTAATACTTCTCCATCAGAAGAAATCCATTGATACAAAAATCTAACTACATCTCTAAATTGAGATACTAGATAATTTATTGTTTTTTCTTTATCGATATCTATTATAAATATCATTGTAATTACTTAGGTCTTGCTTTATGGGCTGTATACGTAACATCTTCTCCAATTTTGAACCCAGCCATATTCGAATTAATATATGCGTTGTCGGAAACTGTTGTAGTTGTATTCCAGATCTTGATGATAGATGCAGGACCTTTCGGAGAAATGGTAATTCCAACTAAAGTTTCCTTGCGATTAATTAGAAATTCATCGACAATACAGTTAACCATTAGGTCAACAAATGTTGAGTGGGCTAGTTGCGATTCAACTTTTTTAGACCATGCACCGCCTGCTTCATTTTCAGGCGCATCCCACAGTGGCTTGAATCCACGTCTCATAAAGAAGAACATACCCGACTCCCATGCTTCTTTTGAAATTGAATCAATAATTGTCCAGAATTGTTGAGGTGTACTAATATCTGCTATCTTGACGTAACTTTCGAGAGAGTAATCCTTGTTGTCGGGATCATGATACCACAGAATCCAAGAATATTGGAGTTTTGTGGTCTCTATTTCTGAACCCATTTGTAATAGTACTACTAGAGTTTGTATCTATATGTGAAACGGATTCGTTTTTAACACAACCAAAATAGTACTATCTATTACAAATGAGCCTAACAATCGCACAAGTGTATTCGGTTCGTTTTGGAGTAAAACTCCCACTTCCAAAAAGTGTTCAAGATAACATTGCAAGGCTTCGAATTACACCTGTAGCATATAAGCCATTTCGTCCTCCCCCGAAGCATGGGTCTTTTCGTCCTAAACATGATCACGCAAGACCAATTTTAGCTGATAATTGGCGAGAGAAATCATTGAGCACATACGTGAGTATTTTAAAAGATAAAGGAGATCCTGATTATTTTGAGGTGTTTGCTATTCTCAATAAGATTAGTAGTGCTAATCTCAAGCAGCTTTCTGAACAACTAATTGAAATCCTACGTAAGAGAGATCAAGAGTTTCGTCTAAGAGTCACTACTCTCCTGTTTGACAAAGCTATATCAGAACACCTATTTGCTAGTGTTCTTGCAGACTGTGCAGTACAGTTAAATAATGAGTTTCCAGACGTTTCCGAAGATTTTACTATTCAAGCCAAAATGTTTACAAAGCTGTATGATATTAACACCACTTTGACGTACCCACTTGTAACTGAGGATGGATTTGCAGATAAAGTAATTCATTGGATGAAGCAGAAAGATAAGCGCCGCGGTTATGCCAAATTTCTAACACAGCTCTTTGTACGTAATCTTATAAGTCAAGATATTATTGTATCGTCAATCAAGGATGTTATCGCTGAAATGATTGCAAATGCCAAACAGGATAAGTCTGAACAAACGGAGGAAAATACCACGCAATATGTAGACTTTCTATTTGAAAGCTCAAAAATTCTACCGCCTTCAGCTAGCGACTTAAAAATAACTATTAGAACTTCTCTATTGGAGTTTCTTGCCATTCCTCGTCCTTATTTGCCGAATCTTTGTATGCGATCACGATTTCGACTAGAAGATACTCTCAAATGCGTTCAGTAGAGACGATCGCAAACAGTATATAGAAACAAATGGTTCTACCATCAGCAAGTGTTTTACTAAGGGCTGCTCAATTGGCTGTTGATGAAGACAAGCCGATATATCTAGATTATTTTGAAGATAGCGTTAACAAGAAGTGCTGTATTGGCGTTCAACCTGATAATACAAAGTACCTTGTAAAGTCTGACAGCGAGTATACATCAACGATTCAAAGCGTTTTTAATTGCGAGACATGCTACATTGTAGCAACTGAGAACAGTCTATATATTGTTTCAAAGGAAGTACCTGTTAAGAAGATTGTAGGATCTTCATAGAGTTCAGTACAATATAATAATGCAATACCCTCCACCACATTATATACTTTTTGAACCTCTTAATGATATAGAGACTCAGAAGGCGTGGATTAAATATAAAGAAACACATTCTAATGAATGTGAGTTTACAGAAGTCGATGCTGCAGAAATAAACACTGTAGAAACATTCTCCCCTTGGTTTTATAATTGGATTTCACAAGTATCGTCAAATAGGTCAACACGTATACGTATCTTACTGGTATATCATTCTGAGTTTTTAACATTTTCATGTCAACAGACAATCCGAAGGTCTCTTGAAGAAAGATCATTCAAGTGCAGAGTGTGGTTTCATATTGAAGACCCTACGACACTACAACCGGCTATACGCAGTAGATGTATTGTAAAACGAATGCCAACGTATATACATACTCCTGTTATTAAGCAACTATGAAAGTAGAAATCTATACAGATGGTGCATGCTCTAAAAACGGCAAGAAAGGAGCGCAAGCATCGTGGGCATTTTACCTTCCCGATCACAAGTCTATTTCAAATGCACAGCGTATTCCTGATGGACAACCTCAAACAAATCAACGTGGTGAACTTATGGCTATTTCTGAAGCAGTTAAAGCTGCAGAAGTGGCATTTCCTCTTCTTGAAACCGACTTAAAAATTTATACAGATTCAATGTATTCTAAGAACTGTCTTACTGAATGGTTACCTTCGTGGATTAGAAATAATTGGAAGACGTCTCAAGGAGGAGATGTGTCACATCGCGATTTAATTGAAGAAACATCTAATAGACTATCTCGATTCAAGTCTTTCAATATTACACATGTTAAAGCTCATACTAGTGGAACAGATGAACACAGTAAAAACAATCATATTGTAGACCGTATGGCTACACAGGTGATCAATCCAGAAGAGGTTAAACAAATAACTTCAAACGGAGAAGAAGCACTTGAAGGATGTCCTCTTAAACTAATGGGAGCTCCGATAGGAGAAAGAGAGCTTGTAACATGGTGTATGGCAAATATTGAAAAACTTGACGAAGCTGAGCTTAATAAAGCAATCATTTCTGCATTTACGAAGACGATTAAGAAGAAAGGATTTGATGTAGAAAAACAACGTCTTCATCGATCGAGTATGTATAGACTTAAAACGGATACCGGTTTAATTAAGGAAGGCATCACAGTAATAAAAGAAGAATGAGTGTAACTGCGTACCATTTCTGGTCACCAACGTGTGCTCCTTGCAAGGTAATCAAACCGGCAATTGAAGATCTAAAAGAAGAATTTCCTCAAGTTGTATGGGTGTCAGTAAATACGCATAATGACAAGGAAGCTCTTGCAGAACAATACGGTGTGTCTGTTGTTCCCACAATTGCGATTAAGTCAAAGGATAGCAATGGCAATGTGTTGTCCGTAGAGAAGCAATCTGGAACAAATATGGCAGGTTACTATCGTATCATTCGCAATGCTCTACGTCTTACTCAACTATAGTCGACGTAATTAGTTCACCATCTTTATATGCTTCACACACAAATTGATCATTATCATCTACTGCTTGGGTTTTTTCATTAGACCCTCCTACGTTAATTATTGTCTCAGATAGACTTGGAGGAGTTCCTCCTGGTCCAAGTTTATTCACACAAGAATCACCACTTAGCGATGGAACGGTTCCAGAAGGACATACAAATGTTCCACGTGTTCCAGATGGAACTGGAGGAACACTTGATGTACCTCTATATTTTGCTATTTGTTTTTGAATGCCGTATGATGTTCCAGCAAAAGTGATACCCATAATTAATGCAATAATTGCAGAGTATGTTCCATATTTATAGGATGTTAGGCAGTTACTTCTTTGCAAAACAAGCCACTGTAATCCGAATGTAATAGCACTTGTAATACCAAGCGCCATACTTTGAGGTCCTGCACCAGTATCCCATAGTTCGATCATTAAGTACCATAGAACAGTCATTGACATTACAATGCCTTGAGGAGCAACTTTATTCTCAAGCCATTCAAAGCCAGGAAGAGAACATAGATCAGTAGCACCGCCTTCCATTGGAGGTGGGGGACCAGGTTGTACACTTCCTTCAGGTAATGGTGCAACAGGTGGCAATGTAGAAGCCGCAGCACTACCAATTGCAGCAGCCGTAGCCGCAGGAGCAATAGCTGGAGCAGCGGCAATCGCAGCAGGTGTAGCCATACTAACCATCTCTAATGCTGGAGCAGCAGCAACTGCAGCCGGACCAGCCACTGCAGCGGTACCAATAGCTGTAGCTGTAGCAACCATCACTTGTGCACCCGCAGATAGTTTTGCAAATTGGGCTCCTAAAAAGGAAAGCACATACATAATCGCATCAACAACATAGCCTCCAATAATTTTATTGGTAAACATACCACCCAATGCAGAAATACTAGCCACCGAATAGTGATATTTACCATTCATTATATCGGCAATAAACCCATATGAAAATAGGGTATTTGGAAAATAGAGAACCAAAAGCGAGAGAAAACTTAAATCAGCAGGCGCTCCTGATGTAAATGCGCCTTCTGTGTATAGCTTATGACCATATGCTACGGCAATCAATACAAATAGTATACTGCTTACGATAGCAGAAATTCCGCCAGAGTCCATTGCTTATTCCCACGATACAAAATCATGAGAAACTACAAATGAGTATCTACGGAACTAGTTCTTCGTGGGGCGACAATTGTATGAACAGCAATCAAAGCCCAATTAATCTATCACAATCTTCTTCTAAGCCATGTGATCTAATGTGTGAACTTACGTTTGATGACGCATACATATCACAAGCTAATGTAATAGTTTCTGATGAAGGTTTAATTCTACAAAGCCAGACCAATCTTGGTAGCTGTAAGTTTGCAGGAGAAAGCTACACTTGTCAAACGTTACTTGTCACTCATCCAAGTCATCATACGATAGAAAATGTCCAAGCTGATGCAGAGGTTGTAGCTATATTTAATAGCCCAACATCTGGTATGCTTTGTGTAAGCTCTCTTGTACGTGTCAACCCAACACAGACAAGTTCAAGTCACTTCTTTAATGCATTTGTACCGTATGCCAGTCCAAGTGCCTCGTCTACTTCAGTGGCACTTGGAGAACAATGGGGACTATTTATGATGGTTCCTCCTGCTGGGTCATATTATGTTTATGATGGTTCACTTCCCGTACCACCCTGTCAACAGACCAAATGGGTTGTATTTAAAAGTATGATTAATATTGATTCAAATGATTTTGCTCTTCTTGTTAAAAATGTCATAGCCGGATCAAGACCTATCCAACAGCTTGGAAATCGTGAAGTTTTTTTTAACGATATTGAACAGCTTTCAGGTGGTCCTATGCCTCGTGATGGTAAAACATATATGCGATGTAAGAGATCTGGTAAGAAGCCAGATGTAAAAAATGTAACATCTGCTCCGCTTGGAGATGAAAAGAAAAAAGAAGATAAAAAGAAGCATTGGATACACGACTGGGCTGCCAAACAAATAGAAATAAATGGATTTATTGAACTATTAAATGTGTTTCTAATTATAGTGTCAATTGGAGGTGGCATATACTACGGTTATCTTCAGTCAAAAGGGCCACATGGAATGCTTCTGGTTCTTGCAGCACAAAAAATTGCAGCTTGGCTGCGTTCTTTTTTTGTTAAATCGAGTCCTCCTGTTTTCACCTCTTCTTAGCGTCGCTCATCCCAGCATGTTTCGTGTTCTTCCTTAGCATTCCAAACAGTTCCATCTTCATCTTCACAATCACTAAAATCATCTTCATTAAAGTCGATCTCCTTCTTCGGCTTTCGATACTTGCGATGATCTACAACTGTCCACTTTTCTTCAGTTGAAGCCTCCACTGCCTCTGGAGCCTCTGGGACGTCCTCATAATCATCTTCTGGCTCACCAAAGCGATGAACATTACGAAAGCACGGAAGCTGAAACGCATGGTCGTTCCTCTCATCTTGTCCAGATGCCTTTTCGCGTTCTTCTTGTTCCTTTCGCATTTCATCCGCAATCTTCCATTCGCTCGCAAGTTCACTAAACTTACGAGAGCCTGACCAGATACTCGAGGTTGTAACGGTAGTCTTTCCAAGAACTGGAAAGTTTTCTACTGTATCTTCAAGACCTCTCTCAGCTTGCCTCTTCTTCTCTTCTAGTTCTTGTTGTTCCTTCTCCTTCTCGATTTGCCACAGGGGCTTCTCATATTGGCGACGAGGACGGCGCTCCTTCTGAAAGGGATTCTTGCGCTCGGTTGTTTCATTTGTAGATTGATTTCGCATATTGGGTGGTACGTATGACATTGTGTTATATTGTAATATTCTGTGAATGCTAAATCCGTTTTTGATCAATCATTTTAATGATGAAAACGAAAACAAGCAAGTTAGCATCAAGATATCATAAGATGGTAAATTGCGTTGTTATTTCAACAAATGGTACAATTGGAGACGTTCAAATTCCATCTAAGACACCCGATGTTCTAGAGTGGATCCGCAAGAAATATAAGAATTCTGAAATTCAATTTCAAGGTAAGATTCAAGATTCTATCAAGGATACTCATTGGTTGACTATCTTTGCTGCAACAAATGGAGATGAGGAACATATTAATCAACATATGCTTCCGTCACCATTCGATGAAGAATCATATACCGGACAAATTGTCATTCTAGCTTCTGAGTCCGATGAACAGGATGAATATGATGCTAATATTTCACAGTATGTTAATCTAAAGTCCGATCACTACGAAGCTGTATTTCAAGAATGGGCATTTGCCAACGATAATAGTGAAGATGATGCTGAAATTCTAGGAGTTGAGGATGAAGAAGAAATTGTAGAAGATGAAGAGGAAGAAGAGGAAGAAGTTGTAAATCCACGAGAAGTTACACACGTTGTTCGCCCCATTCAGAGTCACTCTAAAAACGTATTTGTAGAGTGTGCTATTCGCGATCGCGTGATTGAAAACTTTATTGAAATTTTGGAAAGCAAAGAATTAGTTACTCAACTAGAAGAATCAATTCTACACGTAGTTTGTGAGCAAGCAATTAAGGAAAATATTGATGTAGACTGGAATAATCGAGTATTTTGGAACATGTATAGAAGTCGAGCTATTTCATTTTACGAATATTGTCGCAGATCAACTACTTCTGATGACGGCAAGTGGATGCTAAAACTAAAGCAAAAAGAAATCACCACTCGAGAGTTCGCAGAGATGAATGCCGTAGATTTGTGTCCTTCTCGTTGGAAAGACGCTGTTGAGCGAATTATTGAATCTGAGAAGAAGCTCTATTCGAAGAATGAGAGTGCCGCTATCTTTATGTGGTGCTCTGCTTGTAAGAAAAAGACTAAGTGTGACTACTATCAGATGCAGACTCGATCAGCTGATGAGCCGATGACAACTTTTGTGACGTGTCTGGAATGTGATCGTAAGTGGAAATTTTAGGAGTTACGCGTTCAGGAGAATATATTGAAATGGGATCTAATCCATTGGTTATTTCAGGCTTTGCGAGATCAGGAGTAGTATTACCAAATTTCTTTTTAAATTCTAATATGATATTATCTGGAATTTGAGGACTTGTTTCTTGTAGACGATCACATTGTTCGCGTACTATTTTTAACATATCTTTTGCTACTATACGTTCGTGTCTGGGTAATGCCAGTTCAATAAGAATAAATCTATATACTTTTTTGTATGTTGTAGCAGCAATTCTGTGTGATTCTGATCTTTTTGCCCACGAGAAATAGCTTCCAACCGTATTTAAAGTAGCAACAGTTAAACTTATGCAACCAATAGCTATATTTGCAGAGGTTGATCCGTTAAAAAGCGATTGCGTACCAATTGAACCAGCTCCTGCTATTGTAGACATTAATATTACAGGAAGTGTTAAATACGTGTTTAATTTTGAATAGTAATTTTCTGACTTTGAATGTAGCCATGAATAACATAATGATCTCTCACCTTCCTCTGAAAGAATTTCTTCTATCTGTGAATTCCAAGTAACACTATGGTCTTGGTCCATTATAATTTATAGTTATTTAATAATGGTTTGGATATATGATGATCCTCCGTTTACAAAACGGGAAAAAAACGCATATCGAGATTTACGAAAAAAACTTAAAGATAAGAAATTTGTAGATTATTTAATTAAAATAATTAGCTTGTATATTTATTTGAAACGCATTAATCCAACTAGCACAAAACAGATACAAGAGTCTGCTTATTTTGATAAAAACAAGAAAACTCCAATTTTTGACGAGAAGAGCGCAATAAAGATACTACGAGCTTTAAAACAAAAAGGTGGCGATTCTAAGTATCCATACACAGATGTAGCAATAAAAGGTATTCTACGAGATTATACTCCTTCTGTTATTGGAGATCCAGTTAGAACAGTTTTTGGTGCGGTTAATCAAACTGTAGATACACTAAAAAATAATATACCATTTGCAGATCTTGTACTAGAAGCTTTTCATGGAACTACTGAACTTGGAGTTACAACTGCAAATGACTTAGGAGAAGCTGTAGCTGGTCCGATTGGAGCAGCAGTTGTCGCCCCATTTACTGCAGTGGCTGCTGGACTAGCATCCTCTCTTTCAGCTGTTGAAGGCGATCTTGGGGGATCAGTTGCTCATTTAGCAAATTGGATTCCTGTCATAGGTATTATTTTTAACAAAGCAATAGTTCAAGGTGAACGTATGGCTAAAGTTTTAAAAGATCATGAAATAGTAGCATCATATATTCCATATATGGCTGAATATCATAATACGTTAGATATTCAACCTGTAGGCGGAAAGAGACTTTCAACAATCAAGCATAAAATAAACAAATGGCGCAAGAAGACGCTACGCAAAAAATAAAGGATACATTGAAGGAATGGATCTCACTTGATGATGAAGAGCGTCAACTTCGTGCTCAAATCAGAGAAATCAAAAATAAGAAAACAGTTAATTCTGGTAAAATTCTAGAATTTATGCGGGATAATCAGGTAGACAACTTTGCTCTTGAAGGGTCGGGTGTTGGTAACATTTCTAGAAGTGTACGTACATCACGTCCACCTTTACGGCGTAGTTTAATCCGTACTCAACTTCTTCTACAGTTTTCTGATCAGCCACATCGTGTTTCCGAAGTACTTCGTGCCATTGAAGGTATTCCAGAAGGAGTAGAAGATATGTCAGTAGGTGGCACTCAGAAAGAGCTACTTATTAGACGTATTCCTAAAGAGAAGAAAGTTGTTGGAATTACTATGTAAGTCTGATTAACGCATTCTTAGCAGCCAGTTGTTCTGCTTGTTTCTTAGTTATCGCACTACCAATACCCAAATGACTTCCTCGTTCATCTACAGCAGCCATGGTATACATGTTTGCTGCAGAGGATAGCATAGAATATTTTGGGGTAAAGTGAAACTTAGCTTGATAGAACTTCTGAAATTGTTCCTTAAAGTTTCTGTTATTCATTAAAAGTTTCGGGATGTTAATATAGCTTTCAATAAGTGACACAATAAACGACGATACTATTTGAAAGTTATTATCACAGTCTGTCCAAAGTGCTCCAATAAATGCTTCTAAAATATCACCTAACTTCTTAACATTGAGTCTTCCATTACATACATCTTCATTGTGCCTCGAAATAATATAGAACTGATTTAGTCCAATTTTCAAACTTAGACTCCCTAGCATGTCGTTGCATACAATATCCTTTTTCAGATCAGTAAGAAATCCTTCGTTTTCTTGAGGAAATCTCTTAAGAAGATATGTTGATACAGTTGCTCCTAATATTGAATCCCCTAGATGTTCAAGAGTTTCATATGATTGGTCGAATAGTTCTAGAGCATTATTTGGCTTTGGGGCCAGTGTTGTAATTTCTCCAGTTGGCGTTGTATATTCAAGTCTCTTTACGTAAGAAGAATGTACCATTGCCGTTTGAAACAATCCTTGCTTACGAATTATAAATGTACAGTTATGTTTTAAAAGAATCGCTTGTATATCCGTATTGGTAAACAAGCGGTTTTTTGAGTTGTATGGATTGTATAAGATTAACGAACTCATTTTTTCTTATATGTCTTTTTGCTTCTTCTGGTTCGTTTTTTACCTCCTACATTCGGACGAGGTTTCAAAGTATCACGTACAACTTCGTCTAGTTTTTGCCAATGCTCTAAAAATAGCCCAGCTTCTGGCTCCTGCATTTTAAGAAGAGCGGCTCTTAGGTTTGACGCGATCATATCCTCATTCTGTTCAATAAGCCCAGGTAGCTTCTCAACTACTGCCTTCTTAGCTGCGTCTTTTGCTGCTTGTAGAAAGCTTTCCATTATTTCTATGTCTGAAAGTTTTACCACCTCTCTTTGCCTTTTTAGGTGAACGAATATCTGATAAATCTTCTCCCTTCTCAATCTTCTGTAATATTTCTTTAAAATCATCATTCATTTTTGTGGAATCGACACAACTGCCGAATCCAATCATTATAATCGTTCCACCCATACCCTTCTCACGAATATATGTAATAATATTTTCCATCTTTTCAGTTCTTATGTATGCCATCCGTTCTTGTAGCCAAACATCGTATCCCTTCGTGGAAATTAGTGCTTGAACAGTAGATGTACCTTCGTACTTATAAGTCTTAAATATATCGCTTAGGACTTTTGTTGTTTGATTAACACCAAAATCCCATCTTGGAAGATTCGTTGCCTTTTCAATTTTTGTAACTAAAAACGAGTTGTCAGCTTTTACATAATTACAACATCTATGAGCCCAAGCATATTCTTTACGCAATATATCCATCTGCTCTGGAGTGTGCTTTCCTTTGTCTGCTGCTCGATATAGATCTAAGAAGAAGATTGCTTGAATAATTGGTAATATGTGTTCACATGTTGCTTGTAGCCCTTCTATTTTATCATCAAAATCGAAACCACAAATATAACACTTGTCAATATCTCTCACTTTACCAATTGTATTGTTACACTGAGTTTCGATTGCACCTGGTTCATAAATATCTCTACAATTCTTTTTTAATACCTCTGTCCATACAGTTACAGCTTTTTCCGGAAATAGTGCTCTCATGAATTCAGATGCCATTTTTGGCTGACACACATCTAAGTTTTTTAGATAAGGATCTAGTTCGTCGTATGTTTTTCCCTCAAATTGTTTACTCGTATTAATATCAGCCAAGCGAGCAGAACGTTCGGCTTTAGCTGCCGACTTGAGTGTTTTTACGTATCGGTTATATTCTCCGACAGATTGAAAAGGAGACTCAGATGCTTCTGCTGCTTTTTTTGATGGAGTTCTAGATCTAGGTACCACATCTTCACGTCCTCGTTTTGCGCCTCCTTCTATCTCATCAAGTTCAACTTCAGGAATAATTCCATAACGTGCAAAAAGATTTGCATTTTCTATAACTTTTTCAATTGTAGTGTTTTCAAATGTTTTTTCTAGTGTTTCGTCTGTTACACTTAGATTATTCAAATTTAGAATTGTTAGAGCAGCTGCTTCAAGTGAGTTAATATCATCTTGTTTCATTAAAACTAATGTCATAACCGCATCAAGATCTGCATAGTCTAGCTCCATTGATAATTATCTATACTAAATTATCTCCTTTAACAACACGTGTAAACTCAAAGTCTTTTGCGATTAGTCCTCGCTTACGCTGCCGAATAATATAATCTAGACAATCTTTTTCATTGGGATGTGTTGTACTTTGAAAGTATCCTCCAACTAATAGTTCTAGATCTTTCCTTGACAGACTCCATGCTTTTGTATAAGTTTCCGGTCGTTGGATTTTAATACACGAGCCATCATCATCGATCTTAAGTTTATCAACTGAGTTAAACTGGGGAAGCTTAATGAGATCACACATTTCCATCTCTACCATCTTTCGAGCTTCACGCTTCTCGTATACACTCTTATTAAGAAGACGGATTTCATCATCAACGTCACGGTATTGCTTTACACATCGCTTTAGATCATTGATTGCTTCGCTTGACATTTTGATTAGTATAGTCTTAGTTTACAAATAACATAATCCGTTTTCAAGATAATGGATGAGGAAGAAGTTGAAAACCTTAGGAAGGTGTATAATCAAGAACATCCTTCAGAAAAACCGATTAAGTCTGGCACGCTTAAACAAGTATGGCATGATATTCGCAGTAGATTGCATGAAAAGTGTTCAACTGGAACAGCTGAATGTATAGCTGCACATATGCTTAGAAAGCAAAAAGCTCCTGATAGTTGGACAAAAAATCCAGAAGAATGGCTTTCTTCGTTAGACATTGATGCAGTCGAAAAGGAATTCATGCATACATTTGCTAGATACACTTATCTTGGAACAATACCAATTGATTTTGATAAACAAACTAGCACAGGAAAGTGCCTTGTAGATGCACTGTGTTCTATTAAGTTGAAAGATTTATATGATAAAGGAACTAGGCGTGTTGGCATTGTTTTTAATACAGACGTTAGCACAGGTCCTGGGCAACATTGGTTTGCGGTTTTTGTAGACCTAAGTCCTAAGTATGAATATGCTCGCATGACATATTTTGACTCGTATGCTAAGAAACCCGAGAAAGAAATTGTTCGTCTTATGGAACGATGGAAGCAAGAATGGGACTCTACAGGAATACACTCTAAACCAATGGAATTAACATATAATACTACTCATCATCAATATGAAAATTCAGAATGTGGCATGTACTGTTTGTATTATCATTTTTGCTGCCTAGCGGGTGTTCCAATGGAAAAGAAAGTTCCAGATGCTGTAGTGAGAAGTTTTCGCGGCGTGCTATATAGTATTGGTAAGAAGTAATGGATTGGATAAAACAAAATATTCCACCTAGTGTCCAATATGGTATTTTAGCAGTAGGTATCATTGCTATTGGATATTTCTTGTGGTTATCACTTACACCATCAGATACACAAGCTCTCACAAAAGCTAAACCTATCTTTTCTACCTATTCTAAGGTTACAAAGCTAGCACCTTTAGGTTGTCCCCAACCACAACAATATCGCTTGTCTGATTTTTATGTTGCTTCATCATCATATTCGGTATTTCCCGCAGCTGAAGTATATGATTATGTCAGTGATAGCATTCTACCGCTTGCGATCAAAGCTGGTGTGAGATTGGTAGAGCTTGATATATATTCAGATGTAAACGATAAGCCTGTTGTCGGTCTTAAGAATCAAAAACTTGGAGTAGATTACGCATACAATACAGTTTCATTAGATGCATGTTGCGTATCAATTGCAAACAATGCGTTTAACAGTATTAACTCCCCTGTATCATCAGATCCATTTGTCTTAAGTATGGTTTTTCACACTAATAAAACAAAAACAATTAATGCTGCTGCAGAGATATTAAAGACCACATGTAGATCACATATGTTAGATTCAACGTACAGTTATCAGCGTAAAAACTTAGCAGTAGAACCTATATGCAATCTTCAAAGTAAGCTTATCATAGTCTCAGGTGATGCAATGAAGGGTACACTTATGGAAGAGCTGGTAAACTTATCGTGGTCAACGTCACATCTTCGCAGAATGACCTATACTCAAGCATCACAGCCACATGATCAAGATGAGCTCATTAACTATAATCGCAATAACATTACTATGGTTGTACCTGATATTGGTGAAGATTTGGTAAACAATAATCCTCAAATATTATTTACGTTTGGTTGTCAGTGGATTATGATGAACTATGGGTCAATTGATAATATGATGGAGCTATATATTGGAGAATTTCAAGAGAATAGTATAGTGTTAAAACCGGCAGCACTTCGACCCCTCAAACCAAAGAAATACAAGAAGCCTACAATGCCTGATCCCGCTGTATCATTTCAACCTATGAAACATACATCCCCAATCTATACGGCTACAGTATGATAAAATGTTTACGTTAAAACAAAATGAGCAAGTGGTTATCTCATGTTAAGAAGACGATGAAACAGATGAAGAGCGAGAAGGCTTCTCTTGGTAAGAAGTGGTTTTCACACGTTCTTAAAAGTGCAAAAAAGACTTACAAGAAACAAAAGGGGGGAGAGGAGAGCGATGAGGAAAAGCCTGATATCCCCGATATGCCTTTAGAAGGGGGGAAGAAGCGCCGCGGAGGAAAGACCCAACGTCGTCGCAAGTAAGTTAACTGTCTACAAAAAAATTGAGTATAAGTAACATATAAAGACAAATGGGTGGTGGTTTATTACAACTAGTTGCCTATGGCGCCCAAGATGCATACCTGTCTGGGAATCCTCAGATCACTTTCTGGAGAGGGCTGTTTAAGCGCCACACAAACTTCGCGATGGAACCGTTTCGTATTAATCTAACTGGGCAAGCTGCTTGGGGTACTAAGCATTCGGCTATCTTAGGTCGTCACGCTGATTTAGTTTCATCAGCCTACATTGAGGTAGAGTTACAAAATGATGGCCGACAACTTGTTTACTCAGACAAAGGTCGTATGTCCGCGTTTAATTTAATTGAATATGCTGAACTCGATATTGGTGGACAAGTTATTGACCGTCAGTATGGTGAATTTTTATTCCTATGGAGTCAGCTCGCTCACAATGTTGACGTGCGGGCAAATATGGACTTAATGTGCAAAACAATTGACCAAACTAATTCGGTATGTGATAGCATAACTGGGCGTCCTGTCCGTAGAAATATTACATACATTCCTCTAATGTTTTTCTTCTGCCGCAACCCTGGAGCTGCTTTACCACTCATCGCTCTTCAGTATCACGAAGTAAAAATTAACATTCTCTGGAACAAAGTTCGTCAAATATTTGAAGACGCGCAAGTTGTAAACGGACCACTTTCGAGCGGACCTGCTCAGGCTAACTTACTAATCGATTATGTATATCTCGATGTAGAAGAGCGTCGTCGTATGGCACAAGAGTCACATGAGTATCTCATTGAGCAAACACAATTCAATGAAGATAAGGGGCTAACATCTGCACAAAATCGTGTTGACTTAACGTTTAATCACCCTGTAAAGGAACTCATTTGGGTAACACAGTATTCATGGAGACGCAATTGCACAATTATTCCTCCGGCTGGATCAGGTGTATCTCCTCTCACGTATGACGCTTTACTTCACGACTGTTCTCTTCAGCTCAATGGCCAAGATCGCGTTCCGTCTCTACCAGGTACGTATTATGCAGCAGTTCAACCTTATCAGCATCACAGTGGACGCGGTCTAAGTGATGGTGAAGTAGTTCAGCCAAATGGGGCATCTACATTCAATCCTGCACCGGCAAATGATAATCGAAGAATGGCAGGAGGTGTATATATGTATTCATTTGCAATCAAGCCTGAAGAACATCAGCCTTCTGGAACATGCAACTTTTCTCGTATTGATACCGCTACACTAGTATTTAGTGTAGACGGAGCAAAGAAAGTTTCCAATGAAGACGTTTTTAATGCAGATATTCGTGTATATGCTATCAATTACAACATCCTACGTGTTATGTCTGGGATGGGTGGATTAGCTTACTCCAACTAATAGGTTAACTAAAATCAATGAATTAAATAATGAACGTGGATAAACTCCTTATAGTCGCTCATCCTGATGATGAAGTATTATGGGGAGGATTAAATTTATTATTACAACCAGGTTGGTTTGTTGTTTGCTCTACGCATTTAAACGATCCTGTACGCTCACGAGAATTCTATAAGACTATGTCACTTGCCAATGTTACAAAATATGTTATGTTTGATGTGAAAGACGAATATACAGAAGATCACAACAAGGCAGCAGAGCTCTATGATGGAAGTTTATTTGACAGAAGTATCCAATCTTTAACAACACATCCTTGGAAACTTGTTCTAACACATAATGCTAGTGGAGAATATGGACATGAACATCACAAAAAAGTGAATCAACTTGTTATGAAATATTTTCCATTTGCTAAAACATTTAAGATTGGAGAAAGACTTAAGGCTAACACACTAGAGCATAAGCGCAATCTTTTACAATACTATGCAGCTACTCAAGCTATTTGTAGACAGCTATATGAAAGAAAAGGGAGCAAACTAAAGGTATTAGAACGTGAACATTTTTTCAACGAAAAAGTGTATGTAAATGTTCAACGTAAAATATCACCTGTCATTCATCAGATATGGTTTGGCAAGCCACTTGATAAGACTACCATACGATACAATCTAATGAATGGTGTCAAAGAGATTGCTAATAGAAATGGTTTTGTTTATAAAGTATGGACCAATGATGATATGAATGAGCAAACAATGCCAATTACATGGAAATATATGCAATATGCAATTGAGAAGGGGGAAGAACTAGGACAGTCGCGTTTCGCACAAGTGGCTGATCTTGCTAGATACGAACTACTTCATCGTTTTGGTGGTGTGTATATGGATTCTCTATTTGAGATTGGGGATGAATTTTGTAATTATATTAAAGATCATTCTGATATGGGGTTTGAACTTATAGTTGCAAACGAAGATCCCTGTAAGATGAAATGTAAAGGATCTGGTGGTAAAAAATATATGTCAAATGGTTTCTTTGCATGTGTTCCTGGCTCGATAATCCTAAAGCGTCTTTTATCAAAAGACAGTTTAGATTCAATTGATTTTCAAAGTGTTTATATTAATCGCACAACCGGACCATACTATTTCCGTAGTGGAATGAAGACAGGCGATAAAATTCATGTTATCGATACTGAAAAAATTTATCCTTTTATGGTTAACGATTCTGAGTATCGAGCAGGAGAAGTAAATCAATGCATAAGAGAAGGGGATAAATTAATACATGATTGTTTACATAAGAAGTATCCTAGATCACTGGCAGTATATCAGAGTGGGTTCGGAGGTTCTTGGAGTTGGTAATCAAGTAGATGAATAAACTGTGGATGAATTACTGTTAATCCTTTAATGATTTTTATAGCATTGTACATATCAAGTGCTGGAAGAATTGTCCGAAAAAAATCAGTTATCTCATTAACCTTTACAGCCAACGATGCTTCACAGCATGTGGGATTTAATGGCATTTATTTAATGTACGATGTTTTCTTCATCTTTTCGAGATACAAAATTGCATCCATTAACTCTTCTTGCATATGATTTACCCAATCTAAAAATGGAGCATTATTCGCCTCCAATGTTGTATTATATTTTTTTCTGACCTAATTCAGACCGTTATTGGAATTTTCAATAACGGTTTGAACAATCGGATCCATTTATTGGTTTATGTTTGTTGTATCTAGATACCATAGTATAGAACATCTCGTGGATCATTGAACATATATTGAATAATATCACTATAGACACCTACTGGATTCCTTGCATAACGAATAGAGTTCTTTAAATCATCAATATTCCATTCGGGATGAAACTGTCCAATTTTTTTATGAATCCTATCAAGAAACGAAAGACCGTAATCATAATCTGGCATATGATTATTATAGAAATAATCAATTGTAATAAGATCACTCCAAGTAGCTTGTGTTTCATTCAAACTAGAAATAAACGCATTGATTTGATCTGAAGTATTTATTCTAAACTTAGGTGAAACGTACATTTCTTGATAAGAATATACTATATAGACATTTTCCGTTTTTTACCATTCCATGGCGATATCTTCCATACGAACATCGCCTTGTTCAGCGTCTTTGCGATCTTCCGATTCTACTCGAGCATTAGCTGCTGCAAGATCTGCTTCGAATACAGACAGATCTTCCTCAGTTCCATCAGGAAGTTTAGTTTCATCAACTAGGATATCTACAAATCCAGTCCCACACGGAGGCTTCTGACCAAACATGATATTTGCAGAGACACCTTTCATGTTATCAAAGTCTGCAGAAAGTGCAGCGTTAAATAGAATCTTAGAAGTCTCCTCAAACGATGACTTAGCAAGAACACCAGCTTCACCCTTGTTCATACCGAAACGATTGGCTTCCATAATACGACCTAGATAGGTCATTGTGTCAACCAGAGTAATCATATGGTGATAATTTACGGCTTCACCGCCCGACTTAAACACCTCCATGAATTCGTCATATAATGCTACGCGAGCGGTTTCGATACCAAATACTTCCATCACTTCGTGAACATCATTCGTAAAGTTACGCATAGGATCAACACCAGAAACTGTTGCAAGATCGAGAAGATTAGTTCCTTCTGCATCCAATACATATTGCTTATGAGGAGTGTATCCACCAACTTTCTCATCATAGATAAGCTCATCACCAACTTCACGAATATATACACGTCCGATACCTTCTACACCACGAAGAACTGTATCTAGCAACTTATCTTCAATAAATCGAAGAGATAGCGCATTTTTTGCCATATCTGCCCCAAATACGATACGTAGAACCATCTTTCCAAGAGTGTTAGTATCAGTATGTACACAGCTGAATATACGAAGTGACTTATTGTTTTCGATTTTAGTCTGAATTAGGGTCATGTCAATAATTTGACGAGCAGCCATTTCCATAGGATCCAACTCAAGTCTCATAATCCAAGGCGATACACATGTATTTCCCTGCGTTACAGAAAACTTTTCGTATGTTTGAAGAATCTCACGATCCTCTTGTACTGAGGTATTTGTTGATAGAGGGTTAGGATCATGATAGATTCGCACAGATTTCGTAATATCACGAAGAGTCGTCTTTTGAATATCCTTCATCTTAGAAATAGCTGCTACCTGTGATCCAGAGATACTCGTATCAAGATAGATTACGTTAGCAGGATTTTTGGGATTGTGTGAAGCACCTAGAAGCTCAACAATCCGAGGAACACCAGCTGTAGCGTTAGCCTTAGCAGTACCAGCAGAGTGGAAGGTGTTTAGTGTAAGCTGAGTAGTAGGCTCTCCAATTGACTGAGCAGCAAGAGTACCTACCATCTCACCTGGATGCACACGGCCCTTGATATACCGAAAGCGAATATCTGTAAGCAGCTCGTCAAACATGGCCTTGGTTAGGCGATATTTGATAATCACTTTCTTGGGAGCCAAATAAAACCGCAACAAAATATGAAACAATTTATTATGCGATATCCATGATTCTCCGCAGAACGTTGCGATTTCTTGGGCTACATACGTAGGCGTTAGGTCAGTCTTTGTTGCAAATGGATTATTATATTTCTCCATCATGCGCTTAAGAGGAACTGGACTCATCACCGAAGAACCTTTTTTGAAACGAAACACGTCTTTCACAAGAACATCCCGATCACGAAGTAATTGCTCAACTAGATCAGGAGAATTCTCACCAACATCTCCTTTAATTACTTCTGCAAAGTCGTCCGTTGACGCACCAAACTCTTTGTAGATCTGCTCCATGGACATTACTGCCAGTTCAATTGGCTGATTCTCAACACACACGCTATCAATACCATCACCTCCGTAGTGATGCTGAAAGATAGATCCATTTACATTTCGAACAGTTCCATCATATTCTACATGAAGATCTTCCATCGTTTTTACAAGGCGACGCTGAATATAACCTGAATCTGAAGTCTTCACTGCAGTATCAATGAGTCCCTCGCGACCACCCATAGCGTGGAAGAAGAACTCTGCAGGACGCAACCCGCTGATGAAGCTGTTCTCTACAAAACCACGAGATTCCATACCATCATCAAACTTAGTGAAGTGCGGAAGCGTACGATCCTGTAGACTAAACTGGATACGCTTACCTGCTACCTGTTGCTGAGCAAGAAGCCCCAACATCTGCGTGATGTTGAGAGCAGAACCCTTAGCTCCTGAATCTACCATCTGAACCATGCGATTCGTCTTGGGGAGACTCTTCATGGATTCATCGCCGATTGTAGACGCAACTGATTTGAGAGCATTCAAAATCTGATTCTCTAGCTCCTCACCATCGGGGCGACCAGAACCGTTTAGGAACTTACCAGCGTGAACATCTGATAGAATATCAGACACTTTCTGGCGACCATCTGCGAGTGTCTTCTTGATAATATCATCTGTCTCCTTATTCGTAGCAAGATCTGAGGGTCCTACTGAGAATCCGGTGAACAGATTATACTTTGTTACAATGTTCTGGATATCATTAATGAACTGACCTGCGCGATCAGGACCAAAGTCAGAATAGATCATGTGAACTAAACCCTCCGTAGTAGAAGCGAATGCACCCTTGTTTAGGATACCCTTGACAAGCTTACCATTCTTTACAGTCACCTTACCTGCAAAGTCGATCGCAGGAAGCGCACTAGAGATAATATCTTGCCCAGATAGATCCTTATTCTGACGAATGTAGGTAGAAAGCGGCTTCTTCATGCGAGCTAGGATGTTCATCGCAATATGCTCAGGAACGCGAACGGTTGGCTGGGAGAGACGGTAGATGCCAGTTTGCGTATCTTGAAATACAGAGATAATTGCTGCATTGGTACGAGGAGACACGATCTGGCGAAGAACACTAGCAAGATACTTAATCTCAGTAGCCGATGCAATGCTCTGAGGCACATGCATGTTCATCTCATCACCATCAAAATCAGCATTATACGGCTTGGTAGCAGAAACGTTGAGTCGGAATGTTGAATAAGGAAGAACGCGAACACGGTGGCACTCCATGGAACCCTTGTGAAGAGAAGGCTGACGGTTGAATAGAACTACATCTCCATCAATTAGGTGACGATGTACAATATCGCCGTCTTTGAGATCAATCATCTCGGGATTGACGTACTTTAGAGAGATGGGACGCTGATCGTCCTTTAGAAATACTGACTTCGCACCTGGGTACTTCGCAGGACCGTTACGAATGTATGACATTAGACGATCACGATTGTAAAGAGTTACAATCTCAGGGAAAGTCAAATTCATCGCGATCTCTTCAGGAACACCTAGTTCATCTACATCAATGTTTGCGTCAGGTGTAATAACAGAACGAGCAGAGAAATCCACACGCTTGCCCATTAGATTCCCGCGCACACGACCAGTTTTTGCGCCAAGACGAGACTTTAGTGTCTTAAGTGGACGACCAGAGCGCTGTGCGGCTGGAGGAAGTCCCTTGATATCGTTATCAACGTAGGTAGCTACATCAAACTGTACGATATCCGTATACTTGTCAATCACATCTGCAGAATCGCCCTTGTCAATCTTGTCGCGAAGACGCTGGTTATTACGGACAATGTCAATTAGCTTGTGAGTTAGGTCGTCCTCCATACGTTGATTGTCGTCCATCACTACAGAGGGACGAACAGTAAGCGGAGGCACAGCAAGAACTGTACAGATCATCCAATCTGGACGACTGAACTTAGGATTGAAACCAAGAAGCTCAATGTGACGATCAGACATGCGCTGAAAGCAACGTAGAACCATCTCTGGTTGAAGTGGAATCTTATCTGCTTCGTCGTCATAAGTTACAGCCTCTAGAGTAGCGACAGTACCTTCAACTTTTTCAGCCTTCTTGATGAGAGGCGACTCACAGTGAGGGCAAGTGGAAGATGCCTTTAATTCCTTGGTTTTATACCCTGCTGTACGCTCGCGCACAGCATTAAACCGATCCATACCAGTTTGCTTCTTTTCGATTTTCTCAAGCTCTTCATTAATAAGATAAGGATTACTGCAATTTAGACATACATTTTGTAGAATTTTTTGAACTGTGTCAAGAAATTGATAAAGATACACAGGTCGAGCTAGGCTAATATGTCCAAAATGTCCAGGACACAGTAGATTTGTTTGTTTGCATGTTGGACATACCTTGCCGTTCTCGATAACGCCAAATCGAGAATCAAAGACTCCTCCAGGAACGGGTTGTTGAGCTTGGTAGGTTTTGTCTGTGATGACTTCTACCACACTGCGTGATAGGATCTCCTCAGGATTGGCAATGCCAAATTGAACTCCAATGATTGTATCTCCCATTCTTGTTATTATAAGTGATGTGTTTAGATTGTTCCGTTTTACTTTATTATAGTTATTTCAAACGCCCTGTGTAACTAACATAGTCTCTAACCAAAAATTATCATCGCTTAAAATCTCAGTTACAAATTCAGATGGATATTCCATTGCAAGCTTGTTACTCCATTGTTCAAACTCTGGACCCATACGATTCTTGAATTTTCCTTTATTTTTAATTTTAGCACTTCGTAGTTCACGGTATACTTGATAAGTAAACTGCTGTGTCATATACGAATCTTCACTCTCGTCGCGCATATTGCCAACAATTTCATACCACGTATCCATTGCTTTTTCACACAGAATAATAAGATGCAAAAGTTACGTCTGAAAACAGTTCGAAGATCTCATAAGAAAGAAAAAAAGTGGGATGCGATATTCGAGACACCAAATGGTAAGGAAAAGGTAGTTCGATTTGGAGCTCGTGGAATGTCTGATTTTACTAAGCATAAAGACACTCGTAGAAGATCACTTTATTTGAAGAGACATTCTGGAATGGGCGAGGACTGGAATCAACCAGATACTCCTGGAGCGTTATCAAGATGGGTTTTATGGAATAAACCGTCGTTTAAGACTTCGTTAGCAGACTTCAAAAAACGCTTTGATTTATAATAATGGAGTGTTGTTCTCCTGATGTTGGAGACTGTCAAAAATGTCATCCAGAGTTGTGGAATGTAACTAAACAACATTGGACTTCGTGGAAGCCAAAGAAAAATAAGAATAAAAAGATTAGGAAAACTCGACGAAAGCGTATTCGTAGGTAAAAAATGGATTTACATAAGGCATGGAGTATACATATCAGTAGCGTGTCCGAGTGGTTAAGGAGTAGGTCTTAAGAACCTATGTAGCAATACGCGTGGGTTCGAATCCCACCGCTACTATAGCTCTTCTTGACCGAGGGGCAACAACACTAATAGTTCAGTGGTAGAATATGGGTTTTCCAAACCTACGACACGGGTTCGATTCCCGTTTAGTGTATCTCCAATATGGTGTAACGGTTAGCATATAGGGCTTTCATCCCTCAGACCCGGGTTCAACTCCCGGTATTGGAATCAAAAACGGATTTACAAGCACAAATTTAATACATAACCAAAATGTTCGCATTTCTTCACAACGAAATTCGTGTTCTTCTGGGACAGTGGTCTATTACTAGTGTAAAGGTGAATAACATCAAAATTGACTGGGCAAATATTGATAATTGCGGAATAACTAACTACAAGTAACCGGTTTAGCTCAGTTGGTAGAGCATCAGGCTTTTAACCTGAGAGTCGCGGGTTCGACCCCCGCAATCGGTAATCTGGTCTACTAGCTCAGTTGGATAGAGCGTCCGCCTTCTAAGCGGAAGGTCTCGGGTTCGAGTCCCGAGTAGACTTCTAGACCTGATTATGTCTTTAAACTAATTTTTTGACGTCTTAGCTCATTTGGTAGAGCATTCGGCTGTTAACCGGAAGGTAGTGGGTTCGATCCCCACAGATGTCGTTTGGTCTAGCTCGACCAGAGATAATAGTCCTATCATCTAGTGGTTAAGATGCGGGGCTTTGAACCCCGACACCCCAGTTCAATTCTGGGTGGGACTAACAGGAACCACTTTCGTGAAAAAATCATTCCACGAAAGTGTTTGCCCACTTTCAAAATACATTTTTGCAACTCTGTTAAAAGACTGAATATAGAAAAAAGCCACTGCTCCAATTACATAAGGATACCAATATTCCATTAATATAAACTCATACGAAGATACGGAAACTTCAAACGACGATTTCTATACCCCTGAGCTCTTCCAAAGAAGTTATACTCGAACGATGTTACCATCCAACGACGATATCTGGGATCTGCAGTCATAGCTCCTAAATACACCGGACCCTTTTCTCTAGCAAGAGACCTAATTCTTCCTTGTAATTTTGAAATGCACTCCATAAAGTAACTTCTTTTTTCTGGAATATGTAACTCTTTCTTACGTATCTCAATATATTTCTTTACATCTTTTTCCAAAGTCTTATTTGCTTCAATAAGTTCCTCACGACTTTCATTGTATTCGCCAAGCAAAAACTTGACATCATCATCTTTACGCATTTCTCTCATAAGTTTTCTTATAATACCTTCACGGGTAAGCTCTGCCATAGGCGTCTTATTTTTATTGCAATTCGGGCATTTTTGGTTCATGCTAGACAAACAGCGTATGATACAACGAGTATGATATGCATGCCCGCATTCAAGTTTAACACAGGATTCTGTATTTTCACGTTCATCTTCAAATGATTTCATATCCATAGCTTCAAAACATATAACGCAAGGATCGTCCATTAAAACGGATTTTGTATTCTTGGTGAACTAATATCTAAATAACAAATGGATGAACCAAAGACACGTCGTGAAACAAAGAAGACCAAGAAGGAGAAAAAAGAAGGGCTAACCGGTAAGTACAACGCAAAGCACGTTCGTAGAATTGAAAATGGATTCAGTCCTAAGAAGTGATAGCTATATCAAATGGATCCCCTAAACTACGCACAATACAACCTTCCAAAGATCGAGTATATTGCCAAGAAGAAACCAATCACTTGCTTTCTAGATGAAGCTATTGAAATCTTTCAAGAATATGCTCGTAGTTGTGATGCAGTTACACTTGATGATGAAGTCATATACAATAGTTACTCAAAAACTGCAAGAGAGTTCATACAAGAAGATGCTATCCTTATCACTATTCTTAATGATACGGAGAGGTTCTTTCGTAAGATAATGGAAACTCCTAAGTCATTTAGAATGATGCTTTATATGAGAGATCCCCAGCAATGGTTTATTGGAATCTATTATAATCTTGATACTGACATGTTTATTGTAGAATTTTATAAGAGTAGGTAAATCATTTATACCTGTGAGTAATACGTCTACCGCCTCCACGTGGCTTTCTACATGTTTTACCTAGCTTGCATCTACTCCTAAAACTCTCGACTTTTTCTATTGAGATTTTTGTGAAGCCATTCATCCATTCTGGATAATTCTTAAAATCAGTTGGATTCTCTCTGTAAAAGCTATTAAATAAAGGATATGCTTTTGCTAGATTTTTTAAGAATCGCCTTTGTATCTCTGTTTTTCTAGGTGTTGGTTTAAAATTTACTGCAATAGATAACAAAAACTCTTGTCCAAATAATTCATCAAGCGATCTATTTCTAAATTTTTCTCGAACTTCTTCAAATGTTGGATTTGGTCTTGGGTTAATAACCTTAGGATCATTATGACATTGTGATCTCAATTTATGATTAACCATGTTATGAATTTCATATAACCACTTTTCTCGATCATTTTTATCGTATGGATGATTCTTGATAAATCTACGTGTGGAATTTCTACAAAACTTACATGGCAAAACTTCAGCCATATGTTTTAGAACATCGTCTGGATCTTCTGAATGAGCTGCTATGCGGTGGAATAAATCCCACCCAGAGGGACCCCAATAGCGGGTATCCATGCTACTTATTATGATCGTGAAAAAGAAATCTAGTTTGTTTGATAAATGGACAGCTCTACAAGTATTTTAACCATCGCAGTCGGTCTATACGTTGGTATGTCACTTTCGCAGTTTTTCACGTCAATTACTCGTGATCTTGTTACGCCAGTACTAGCCGGTGTTTTCCCCGGTGTTCAGCAATCCGTGGATAAAGTCGTAGTTCAGATTGGCACAATTAAGCTAAATGTCGGAGATGCGATTGCAGCTACAATGAATCTTCTAATCGCATGGCTAGTTGTTAGCGTGACACTTCCGTATGTTCGTACATATGCTCCAATCGGGGGGCGTCGTTAAATTCTGAGTGTTGAATAAAGATGTCTACTATTGGTGACTGGTTTACTAAAACTGTCGCGAGTGTTACTGGAAGAACTCCCCAACAGCACGCTGATAATGTAAAAAATGCGTTATCTCTTCCGTCCTCAGTTACTACAGATCAAGGATCAGCTAAGATGCTAGGTACTCCTATGGAAGGCGGTGGTATGACATGCACTGGTGGTCGCCGTGCGCGTAAGACTCGTGGCAAGAAATCTAAGAAAACACGCCGTGGAGGTAAATATTACTAATTCTCTAGTCTGAAACTAGTCCAACCACCCTTATGATACTTCCCAAACTGAATTTCCACTCTCTTTTCCATATCCGATGGAGAGAGTCGAACATCATTATCAGACATCCATTGCTTAAATGCTCTCTTTAGCTCTGTCTTAATGACAGGTATAATTTCATCACCCTCCTTGATGATAATTAGTTTATCACTAATGAACTTAGCGATACCATCATTATCATTACGGTAATCAGATGTATACTCAAGAACCTTGTCTGGTGCAGGAAGCTTACGAAGACCTCTACCATCTTTCAGGGTTTGAACTAGATAATTTAGAAATGGAGTAGCCCATTCCTTTGATTGAACTAGAAATTGAATTGTTTCATCCATTGGGTACTCATAAGACTCTACAGGCTTAGGTACAAACTTCGATGTAAAGTTAATAACAACTAGGCGACGCCAAGTACCCCCGTCTGTTGTATTAATCTTCGGTTTATCATTACACGCAAGATGGAACTTTGCTTGAACCTCAAACTCAGTACCCGACTTGAATAGATCACGAGCATACATTTTCTCACCAGAAGTGATTTCTTTCATGAGACCAGTGTTAAGTGCAATAGATTCATCTGGCTCCTGCATGGTGACGAATCGTCGTCCCTTCAACCGAATAACTTCTGGAGCAGCATTGCCAGAACCCTTACGCTTCTGAGTAAACAACGAGATAGGAACAGTACAAGCATAATCACCAAGAGCAGTAGAAGTCAGATTCATAATCATTGACTTGCCGTTTGAACCAGAACCAGTCATAATATGAAACTTCTGAGCTGTGTTTCCACCAACTAGGTTTGTAGCAAGATGTTTCATAAAGTAGTCACGAACTTCAAAGTCAGGCAGAACTTGCTTGATAAACGCATCCACCTTATTCCATGCTTCGTATTCATAATAATTGCGAGCAGGATCATAATCGATTCCAGTACTAAATGATAGATAATCCTCTGGCTTTCCATCGCGGAACTTGAACTCATCTACAAGTTCCAGAACACCATTATTGAATGCAATAAGATCCTTGTTTGAATCGATCTTCTTTGTGAAATCTTCATCAAAGAATAGCTCGCGACACTCTTTCATAACGTTATCTTTGAAACGTGTGGTCTTTAGTTTCGTATAAATTTGATTGAGACCACCACGCTTCTTTTCCATCTCGCAGTACTCACAGAATCCACAGTCGCCCTTTCCTTCTGCACTACAAGATGTCAAATTACGGTTTGACATATCATTACCGATAGCTTGCATCTTCGCAAAGAATACCCCAGCAATTTGCTTACTGAGCTTCAGTTGTAGATCTACACCGCGATCAGTTTCTTTCCAGATATGCCCAGCCCACCGGTACCATACATTCTTACCAAAGTCGCAACATGTATAATGATCGCGAAACTTCGCATGAATTACACATGCTACATCATGCTCTGTCCCAGAACATGCTGCCATAACTAGACGGTCGACATTAGTAGACTCAATACGATCATATTCTGTGCGATCGTCCTCACGAGACCAATAACGAAGGGTTCCTTCTCCTAGACGATCTCCATCATTACGGAATGTTAGAGAATTCCACTTGTTGATACACTCTGCTTCATTGTACTTAACCTCGTCTTGCGAACTAAAGTCTAGAAACACATCTAGAAGATCTGGATGGATATTATGAAGGCAAATTCCAAGCTGAACCCATTGGCTATAGTCGGTAAACCGTTCATCTTTTAGATTCATAACATGATCTTTGATATAATCCTTGCGTTCATGATCAAGAGGTTGTAGAATAATGCGTCCTGTTGGAGAAGAATCACGAGATCCTGTTTTATCGCCACGTGTGGCGGGACGTCCACGTCGAGGCATAACCGCTGACCCACCAGAGATACGAACATCGTTATCTGGTTTATTTAGATTTGCATAGATAGTCTTTGCTTCATCTGTCATAGGAGTCTCATCACTGTCCTCACGTACTAGAGAAAGCGTTCTCATGATCTGAGCAGAAATTGGAGGAATCGTGTCGATGACTCTGATATCTTTCTTCTGGGAGTCATATTGTAGAATATAAGCAGTCATGTAGGGCAGGGAGTTTGGGTCGTTCTTACGAGAACCATAGAGAGTCCAAGGTACTGATCTGTTAACAACGGCTTCGTCGTAAATTTTCTCCCAACTCTCTGTTAGCGGAAGACTCTCAAAGTACTGTCCCATACTCTTGAGTAGATTACGTCGGACACGCTGTTCTACAAACTTATGTGTACAGATTTGAGGTACCACAATGTGAATGCCAGACTTCATACGATTTTTCTTTGTGTCAAGGGTTGGCTTACGCTTCTCCATGATGTAGATATCTGTTGTTGCTGGAATTTGAAGATATTGTGATACCTCACCCATGTAGGCTTCGCAAAAGCGAACAACTTGATCGCGAGTATGAAGATGTTTGTTTACATCATTACCATAAATGAAATCAAAGTCTACCCGTAGAGGACCAATATCTGAAGATTTTTCTACTAAATATTGCTTCTCTTGATTAATGATCTCTTCAACATATAGATCATAAAACTGAGTCTTGTGCTCATCAGGGATGAAATACTTACCACCCTTTAGAGACGTGTGTGTCCACAACCCGTCTGCTTTGTGGTTGTCCAAGAATTGCTGTAGACTTGTATTTTGAGACATTCGTGTTGAAAGTGAAGATAAATAGTTGGCCAATATTCCGTTTTGAACGCGATTATATAAAATGGATTTAATGAAACATAAAAATATTATAGTACGCCTCAATGAATCCTCATTCTGAGTTTATCAATAAGCGAATCAATGATGTCAAAAAGTCAAAAAGATGGAATTCATATATCATTGATACTAGCCATGATGATTTTGTTCGCGACTTTGCACGATGTTTGTTTACTAACTTAGTTAGAGATATCTTTACTAGATCATATCTTAAACGTTTCAAATGTACAGACTGCGGTGGAGAATCTGAACAACGTTGTCATGGAAAAAATGAAGACAGACCACTTCTTATTCGCCGTGCACTGCAGAAAGTATATCCTGATATTTCAAAAGCTATCAAAATAAAAGATATAGTTATTGCGTTTCTAGAAGAACATAAAACAACGTCATTTACATT